CGCTGGTGTATTGAAGTGGTGTTACCCTTAACTATAAACCCACCAGAGGTCTGAGGTTGCTTTGTTTAAGAGTAGCTGCTCTATAAGTACCCAGTGTATAGACTCTGAAACTAATGTCAATAACTTTCTGAAATTAATTTCTAAACCCGATAAACGGCATACCTATCACTAGTGCCAGTGGTTAGAGCCTTAGGCTATCTGATCGCCCTTGCTCCATGTCAACCATAGTACAAAGGAGTAGAGTAGATAGCTAATGATTTGTAACTATCAGTAAGTCGAGAGTGATAGGTAAAGACTATGAAGGTTAGTTGCTAGGTGGTTAGCATGTTACAAAGCAGTAGTCTAGTAGTATTTATCTATCTTCTTACATTAGTTGATAGGTTATAGCTATGATAGTAACTATCTATGGTAACTATGATAGTGATAGCCTAAAGCTATCCCCTGAGGTGTAGGCTCTGAGGAGTAGTACTGAGTGTTAGCATGATGCTAGCTCTATGGTGTGGTGGTTGCTAGCCTTGATTGCTAGTCTTGGTTGTTAGCCTCAAGGGGTGGCCTAAGGGGTGTAAGAAGTAACCTAAGGAATGCCCTAAGGGATGATGTCCCCCTTACCCTATCTCCACCTACCCTAGAAATAAATTCATACGTACTAGCGCCTGAGGGATACTGTCAGCGTTACACACCGTACTAGCGCCTGAGCACTACTCTCTGAGTAGTAACACCTGAGAAGTAGCACTGAGCATGCTTAGTGTTACCCTTTGTGTACAGCTGAGAAGTACCCCCTGAGTGCTAGGGTGGGGGGAACCTTTTGGGTTAGCTCCAAGGGGGGATAGTTCCTCCTGTTACTTATGGGCTAATTTAACAACTGACCCTAACTTCTTAACCTGTTACTTAGGGGTGATTTTAACATCTGACCCTAGCTACTTAGTTAGTACTTACTAACCTACTTCTGTGCTCTTAAGTACTAGCATTATGTTAGTACTGAGTGGTTACTGATAAGTAGTAAACATAAGGGTTACACTCTGAGAAGTTATTACTGAGAAATAAGTAGTACTAGTATAGTTTCTATGAATACTTCTTATACTTACTATTGATTCTATGAATGATACTCATAGTTAGGTTACTGTTAGTTTAAGAAGTAGGAGTCTTACTCCTTAACCTAAGATCATTGTGTCAAGCTAGTCTAGTGCTAATCATCTTCTTACTTAACGCTAACAGTGGTTATGAAGCTAGCACTAGGAGTAGTTATGAAGCTAGCACTAGGAGTAACTACGAAGCTAGCACTAGTACTAACTTAAGAATCAAACAAGTGTTTGAAAATAAAGTTAGTCTAAACTATTGACAAACGGTAATTTGTATGGTAAACTCAAAAACTTCTTAGGCTAGCCTGAAAGGATAAGGAGTAGAAGTAGTAGATAGAAGAAGAAGACTCCTTAAGTTAACAACGACACTAGCACTAAGGTTACTAACAACACAACACCAGAGGGCGAAGCTATGTCAGTAGTAAAACTAGCCTCAGTCAAAGATACTACCATTGAAGAGAGGATCAGTAAGTTTGCTGAAGCTTGGGTTAATGGTGCTAACAAGACTGAATCTTATGCAGCAGCAGGATACAGTTGTCCTACTGCTTCTAATGCATACAACTTCTTTAAGAAGCATCAGGTAGCTATTGTACGAGAAGTACAGCTACACCTACAGAACAAAGTACCATTAGCACTTAAGACTCTTGCTGAGATCATGGTTAATGGGAAGAGTGAGACAGCTAGGGTTAAAGCTAGCTTAGAGATCCTAGACCGAGGAGGCTTTGATAAGCAGACTAGGATTCAGATTAATGAGGAATCTCCTAAGTCACAGGAAGATCTTAAGGCACAGCTTAAAGAACTTCTTACCAGTAACCCAGATATTATGATTGATGGAGAGTAGAATGATTACTTGTCCAGAATGTACAGCAGAGTGGTGGGATGACATAGAGGTATGCCCTGAGTGTCATGCTGATCTAGACTCACCAGTAGAGACTGAACCTAACACACAGGAGCCAGAAGATCCTGAATTACCAGTAGACCAGATGTTCGATCAGCAAGGAGAGTCTACTTTCTACGTTAACACTGACATGGAGGGTTGGGACTAATGTCTGGCTTTGATAAGTTTAAAGCTATTATTAAGAAGATAGAAACTGGTAACCTTAAAGATCCTTTTATCCGTACTATGTTAGCCCAAGGTTCTTCTGCTTATGGCCCTTACCAAGTTACTAAGGGACTAGCACTAGACTACATTGATAACGATAAGCTAACTAAGCAAGAGAAGACTGCTCTCAAGGAAATGGTAACTAGACAGATGGTATCCCTACAGATTGGTGGTAGTGATCGTGCTAGGTATGAGGAGGGTGGTGAGAGATATGAGAAAGGTAAGGAGTTTGCTAAGCACTATGGCTACTGCTGTAATACTTCTTTCCTTAATGACTTCGACTATGGTGGTACACTAGGTTACCCTGATCAGTGGAAAGGTCTACTTACTTCTGCACAAGAAGCTATCCTCTTCTTGATCTATGAATCATGTGATTGTGATCCACTAGAAGCAGCAGCAGTGTGGCATGGTGGTAAGGGTTGGCGTACTGGTAAGCATAGAGCACAGACTGATGACTATCGTATGAAGTACTCAACACTAGCATCAGCATAACACACAGGAGCATTTGTTATGGACTTAGATAACCTAACTACTGATGAGCTAGAGCAAGCTATCGCTCTACTTAAAGCTCACGAAGACCATAAGAGATTCAATAAGATCAACTACTTCAGTCCTTATGGTTGGCAATCTGAGTTCATCACTGCATCTTCAGATAACAAGCAGCTACTAGCTATGACAGGTAACCGGTGTGGTAAGACCTACACTGGTGCTTTCATTATGGCTTGTCACCTTACTGGCTTATATCCAGATTGGTGGGATGGTTATAAGTTTGATAAACCTATCATGGCTTGGGCTGCTGGTATCTCTACAGTAACGACTCGTGATATCCTTCAAGCAGAACTCCTAGGGAATCCAGTAGACCCTAGTGCATGGGGTTCTGCTGCTATCCCTTTGGATTGTATTGTACGTACAGTAAACAAAGTAGGTACACCTAATGCAATAGAGTCAGTAGTAGTTAAGCATGTCAGTGGTGGACAAAGCATCCTAACCTTTAAGTCTTATGAGATGTCCCAAGACAAGTTCATGGGGACAGCTATTGATTTAATCTGGCTAGATGAGGAATGTCCTCAGGATGTATTTACCCAGTGTATTACTCGTACTGCTACCACTAATGGTATCACCTACATGACCTTTACTCCTGAGCATGGACTTACTCCTCTAGTAAATGACTTCATGAATGACATTAAGAATGGACAGTTCATGATTACTGCTAGCTGGGATGATGCTCCTCACTTGGATGAAGCTACCAAAGAGCAGCTACTCTCAGTGTACTCTCCTATGGAAAGAGAGATGAGGAGTAAGGGTGTACCATCACTAGGTTCAGGTGTAATCTTCCCTATTGCTGATGATGATATTATAGTTGATCCTTTCGAGATCCCTAGCCACTGGGTTAAGCTGATAGGTATTGACCTAGGGTTTGATCACCCTAACGGTGCAGCTATGGTAACTAAAGATCCAGCTAACAATACTTACTACTTGATTGATGAGTACTCTGAACGTAAGCAAACTATCCCAATGCATGCTGTTGGTATTAGAGCTATGGGTGGAGATACAATCCCTTGTCAGTTCCCCCATGATGCCTTTAAGCATGATGCTGGTGGAAGTGGTAAGCAGTTCATTAAACTATACGAGGCTCAAGGAATCCATGCACTACCTCATACCTTTTCTAATCCACCTTCCTCAGATGGTAAATCCGGTGGTAATTCAGTGGAGTATGGACTACATTGGATGCTTACTAAGATGCAGGAAGGGAAGTTAAAAGTCTTCTCCACTTGTCGTAAATGGTTACAAGAGAAAGCAACCTACCACAGAGACAACGGTAAGGTTATAGCACTAGATGATGACATGATCAGTGCTAGTCGTTATGCTTTCCTAAGCTTAGACAGGTTTGGAACTACAGGCCAGATTGGTAACCAGACATGGGATGATCCTAATTGGGAACCAGTACATTGGCAAGGAGTAGTTTAGCAGGGTTGACAATTTACTTTTATATGTTATAATCCTCATAAATACAACAGGAATTATCTATGGCAGATGAATTGAAACCTATGACAGAAGAGGATCTACTTACTGTCATTGATAGTTATGTTACAGAAGGTTTAGACTATCAACAATCTAAGCTTTCAGGACAGATTGAAAAGTCTATTAAGTATTACTATGGAGAACCCTTAGGGAATGAGATCCAAGGTAGATCTTCAGTAGTGTCTAAGGACGTAGCAGATGCAGTAGATTGGCTAATGCCTTCATTGATGCGTATCTTCGCAGGAGGCAAAGAAGTAGTTCAGTTCGTACCTGAAACTAAGGACGACATTGAAGTAGCTAAGCAAGCACAAGACTACTGTAATTACTTATACAATGTTAAGAACGATGGCTTCCTTAACACTTACTCAGTGATTCAAGACTCCCTCTTAGCTAAGAATGGTATCATGAAGCACTACTACCAAGAGAAGATCAAAGTAGAGTTTGATAGTTTCTCAGGCCTATCACAAGACCAGATTGCTCTTATCTTACTAGAGGACGGAGTAGAACTCCTAGCTCAAACTGCATTACCAGAAGGTACTTACGATATTGAGATTAGTCGTCAGGTAGTGTGCAAGGAGTTGATGGTAGAAGCTATCCCACCTGAAGAGTTCATCATTGATACTTGGTCAGCAACAGTAGATGAAGCTAGCTTCGTTGGACACCGTAGGCTAGTGTCTAGGTCAGAGCTAGTATCTATGGGCTACGATGCTGAGATGGTACAAGGGTTAGATGCAACTAACACTACTTGGTTATCTGGTGGTAATGGTAACTCTATTACACGAGCACGTAACTCTTACGACAATGCTCAATTCCAAGGAACAGGTACAGTCTCTTGGCCTCAGGAAGATAGTCAGGAGAAAGTAGAAGTAATCGAAGGTGTTACATTAGTAGACTTCGATGGTGATGGTATCGCTGAACGAAGACGAGTAGTAGTAGCAGATGGTAACCTACTGCTTAATGAACGTTACGATGAGCCACTATTCACTGACTTCCGTACTCACATTATTGCTCACAAGTTCTATGGGTTGAGTATGTATGATCAACTGAAAGACATTCAGAAGATCAAGACTTCATTACTGCGTAACCTACTAGATAACATGTACACCATGAACAATGGTAGATACGAAGTGTTAGAAGGTCAGGTTAATATGGATGATCTGCTTAACAATAGGTTAGGTGGAGTAATCCGAACTAAGATGGCAGGAGCTATCAAGCAGTTAGATACACCTGCTTTGCCTACTGAAAACTTTACTATGTTAGAGTACTTAGATACTCTAAAAGATAACCGTACTGGTATCTCCAAGACAACTAGAGGAATGGATTCTAGCATCTTACATAGTAACCAAGCTGGTAGTGCAGTAGCTGATGTCATGTCAGCAGCAGAACAGAAGCAAGAGTTGATTGCTAGAGTGCTAGCTCACTCCTTCTCTAAACTGTTTAGGAACATTTACAAGCTAACTCTTCTTCACCAAGATCAAGAGGTTATGTTCCAAGTACGAGGTGACTTTGTTACTACTAACCCTACTCACTGGCGTAAGGATTATCGTATTACTCCTGTAGCTGGTATTGGTGATGGTAAGGTAGCAGAGAAGGTAATGGCTTCACAGATGATGCTTAACCTTACTACTTCTTTAGCTCAACAAGGAATGGAAGGTATTTTGTTTGATTATGAGACTGTCTACAATTCCTTAGTAGCGATAACTAAGAACTCTGGCTTTGATGAGCCTCACCTATTCTGGCTTAACCCTAACTCTCCTGAGTCTAAGCAAGCTCAAGCTGCACTAGAACAGAAGAGAGCACAGCCTACTCCTGAACAGATTAAGCTTCAACTAGAGCAACAGAAGCTAGAATTGGATGCTAAGAAAGCTCAGGAAGAAGCAGCAATTAAACGTGAAGAGATTGCTGTAAGGAATAGGGAAGCAGCAGTTAAGGAAAGAGAGTTAGACATTGACCAACAGAAGGTAGACATTGACAGAGCTGAGTACGAACTTAAGTACGCTACTAACATTGCTGAGTTACAGATGGAACTAGAGCAAGGTCGTAGAGTTTCTATTGGTGATACCAACGTACCTAATCCGCGTGATGGTGATCTCGCTAACAGTTAAGCGTTGTCGTTACGCTCTTGGCTACTCTTCGGGGTAGCCCTTTTTCTAACTACAAGGATAACAACTATGAGTAAAGATAACGACATCGTAACCTTTAAGAAGTTTAATGAGTGGATGGATGATGTAGAATCTACTCTTCAAACTAGTATTGTTAATACGAGGATGGATGAAACTAAGGAGAGGGAAGATCTTTACTTCCTTTACCACTCTGTCCAACTACTAAGAGTTAGAGCTGCTTCTGAACTTTACAAAGAAGTAGAAATCCCTAACAACAACTATGATGAGTAACAACGACAACTAGGAGTTTTATTATGTCTGATGTCAACAACCCTAATGCAGGACTGACAATTGATCAGGCTGTTGCACAACTAGCCGCTAATCGTGAACAAGCTCAGGAGACTGAACAACTTGATAATGTTAGTGTAGACGAAGTTGTGGATCAGGAGTATGAAGATACTCTTGAATCTGAGGAGTATGAAGAGGAAGAACTAGAATCTGAAGATGACGATCTGGAAGAGGAAGGTGAAGAATCAGAAGACTCTGAGGAAGATGATGTATGGGAGATTGAGGTAGATGGTGAAACAGTAGAAGTTACCACTGAGGAACTTCACAAAGGTTACCTTCGACACAATGACTATACACGTAAACGTCAAGCTGATGCTAAGCGAGCTAAAGACTTAGAGGCTGAGTATCAAGGTAAGCTTGAACAACTAAACCAAGCTCTAGCTCAAAACGTTAGTGCAGAACAACGACAGTACACCCAACTTCAACAAGAGTATCAACGTACTACTGATGAGGGGCAGAAGCGTGATCTACACTACCGTCTACTTCAACTACAACAGACTATCAACCACCAAGCTCAGATGAACCAGCAAGCACAACAGCTTCAACAGCAAACGCAGCAGGCTCAATTCGAAGCTTACTGGAATGAGCAACAAGACTTACTACGAGTACAGTATGAAGACTGGGACACTAAACGCGAGGAGCTAAAGTCCTACTTGTCTGATGCTGGATTCGAAGACATGTCTATGTTCGCTCATCATAAGATGGCTGAACTAGTTGATAAAGCTAAACAGTTTGACGAACTACAACTTAAGAAAAAGTCTGTACTGAACAAGAAGATCAAGCGTAAAGTACCTAAGGTAATGAAGGCTGGTCAAGGGGAACGACAGTTCAATGCTAACACTAAGAAGATAGCAGAACTAGAAGCCCAGTTCAATCGTACAGGTTCAATCAAAGATGCACAAGCACTTATGCAAGCTAGAAAAGGAAACTAAACACTATGGCTAAACGCGCAAATATGTTCGCTTCACACGAGATCAACGGTACTCGTGAAGATCTATCTGATATGATCTACAACATTGACCCTACCGAAACTCCTGTACTTACCGCTATCGGTACTGACGGAGAAGGTGGTGGCAACACTCAATTCGATTGGCAGGTCGATGGATTGGAAACACCTAATCCTAACAATGCTAAGATTGAAGGTGAGGATGCATCAGCAGGTGCATTGACAGCTACCACTCGCCTTAACAACTACCATCAGATCTCTGACAAAGTGTATGGTGTAACTGGTACATCTCATGCACTAAACTCAGCAGGTCGTGGTAACGAGCTAGACTACCAACGTCTTAAGAAAGGTGTTGAGCTACGTAAGGATTTGGAAGCAGTAATTACTGGTATCCACCAAGCTAAGCAAGCAGGTAATGATTCTACTGCTCGCCTTACTGGTAACTTGGCCTCTTACATTGCTACCAATGTTACTGTTGGTGTAGGTGGTGCTGCTCCTACTGGTGATGGTTCAGACGTCCCAACTGCTGGTACTCTTTACTCCCTGACTGAGACTGCTCTACAAGATCGCCTACAAGCTTCTTGGGAGAATGGTGCTCGTCCTACTAAGATGTTCATGCCAGCAGCTATTAAGCGTACTGCTAATGGCTTCACTGGTCGAGCAGACAATGTTCGAGCTACTGACTCTGATACTGTTGTACACGCTCACGTAGATGTGTATGTATCTGAGTTTGGTACTGTTGAGATGATCCCTTGTCGAGACATCGAAGCGAATACTATCTTTGGTATTGACCCAGAGTTTGCGTCTATGAAGTATCTACGTAGCTTCGAGACTAACCCACTTGCTAAAGTTGGTGACTCTGATCGTGAGCAAATGCTTGTTGAATGTGGCCTTAAGGTTAACAACGAGAAAGCTCACTTTGCATTCTACGGTGTGCAAGCATAAGGGGGTGATCCCTATCTGGAATTGCTAGTCCTTCGGGGCTAGCTTTTTCTTTATCAGAGGTATAATAATGAGTAAGCGTAATTACGACATCGACTTTGCTTCTAAGTTAGAAGGTAACAAACTTATTACTCATCACTCTCAAGACTGTCAGGTACAAGTAGACCAAGTCGAACAGTTAAAGAAAGTAGATGGTGGTAATAAATCTTTTGGTAAGCATGTAGCTAGAATCCCTCAAGTACTCTTCATGCAATGGGGATTAGAAGATGCAGGAGACAAGCTAGCTTACCTACAAGGTAGACACAACAAAGACCCTGAGCTAGCTCGTAAGTTAGCTATCCGCCTTAACAGTAATGAGTTCCAAGCACTTAGGGTTTGGGAAGGAGCTATCTCCTCTACTGATATTGTTAAGGAAGGGAACAAGATTAATAAATAGAGGTTAACATGCAGAATCTGGCTGAGCTTAGAGATCAGATCAAACTGTGGTCAGAGCGAGATGATATTGATGATACACAGCTTAACCACTTTATATTCTTAACTGAACAAGACTACAAGCAGGACTTCTTCTTACCTGCTAATGAAATCAAAACTACCCTCCTAACTGATAGTGCAGGGGAAGCAGTAATCCCATTTGACTATCTTAAAGCTAAGCACCTTAAAGTGTTAGACACAAAAGGCAACCTTAAGCCAGTTCTACGTAAACCTAATGAAGCTGTAACTTTAGGTGGTAACTTCCAAGACGTAGGAGTACCAGCTTACTTCGAAAGAGATTATGGTTCTTTCATCTTTGCCCCTAACGTAGGGCAAGATGTAGAAATCTTCCTTACTTACTATGCTGTCATCCCTAGCCTTATCGAGCTAGAATCAGTAGACCCTAATCAAATTAACTTTGTGTTAGCGGTAATGCCTACTGTCTATCTCTTTGGTGCACTTATGTTCTTACACCAATACACCTTTAACGAGGAACGAGCTTCTTACTACGAGAGACTTTACAACCAAGCTAAGGTCAATCTAATAGAGATGCAAGCAGAAGCAGAGATGAGTGGTTCTACTTTATCTGTGTTACCCTCAATGACTGATGAAGGAGCTTACTTCTAATGACTGACAAGACTGCTGGCTTTTACGGTACATCTATTGTTATCCGTGAGAACCTAGACTACTATGTAGAGAGGGCAGAAGAGGCAGCTACTAACGCTGAAGCTAGTGAGACTGCTGCTGCTCAATCTGAATCTAATGCTGCTACTAGTGCTTCAAGTGCTATGGCTGATGCTGCTAGTGCTAGTAACTCTGCTAGTGCTGCTCAACTATCTGCTGATCAAGCTGAGACTGCACGTATCTCTGCTGAACAAGCTTCTAGTACTGCACAACAATCCTCTATTGACGCTGGTGTAAGTGCTACTGATAGTGCTAACTCTGCCAGTGCAAGTGCTACAAGTGCTGCTGAATCTCTTGCTTCTGAGAATAAAGCTGAACAATGGGCTGAAGAAGACGAAGATGTACAAGTAGAGACAGGTAAGTACTCTGCTAAACATTGGGCTGCTAAGGCTAGTGCTGCTGTAGGATTAGAGTGGGGAGGTATTGGTGGTACACTAACTGACCAAACTGATTTGACTGCTGCTCTGGCTGTTAAGGCTGGATCAGGGCTAGTGTTTGAAGCTAACCGTAAGCAGAACAATGAACAGTATGCTGCTTCTGGCATGGTTCATTTTGGTAAGCATTTAGCTGAGAGCGGGGATGTATTGGGAGTTGTCAACGAAGGTATGTGGACTAACTCTACTGATGTACAACAAGTCTTTTTGGGAAGAGCAGGTGCTTCTGCTATAGGTGATTCTAAAACTGAGCGACCTGTTGTAAACATGGCTGGTGTACTAACAGTACTGGATGGTATCAATAGTTCATCTACTTCAACTCCTAACAAGTTCAAATTCTCTGATGCCCCAGACGGTACAGTCACCTATGACAGTGCTACGGGTACTATTGTCCAACATGCTGATTCTGCTACTGCCTTTGCTGCGGAGACTGCTACCAACAAAGTAGTCGCTGAACGAGAAGACTTGTTCGGTCTAGAAGCATACTTAGAAGAAGTCAGTCTGGCTAATCCTTACATCTACCCTAACGGTCTTATCCAATCACAAGCTGCAACCATGAATGGTATTGCAACTAGCAATTCTAACCGTCCTGACAGCTACTATGCCGTGTTTGATGGTGACACTACCTCTAAAGGTCTAGGGGTTAACTTCTGGATGTCCAGCGAGTCAGCACAGAAGGCCATGTTGAGTGACCCAGATAACAACCTGTATTACCTAGATGATGGACGTTTGGTTCAACGGAGAATCAGACAGCGTACTATTGCGGGTGCGGGTAATGGCAAGTGGTTAAATACTGATGTTGCTAAAACATCTACGTTGAGCAGTGATGCGTATGCTTACGTCATGCCACAAGGCACTCGTGACACAGTGACTAGTCTAGATGTAGATTACCTTAACGGGTACGTTAGTGAGAATCCAGACTTAACCTATACAGGTGAGCACCATAGAGGTGTATATGCAGCTAGGGTCAGTGCAACAAACGATAACATAGCAGTCAACGGTGAATGCTACTTCTTGGTTCTGGGTGTTGTAAGTAGACTCAACCAAGGAGCGTACCACCCATCGTTTAACAGTATGGGTTGTAGCTTCTTTAAGCGGCAGTCTGACTACAACGGCAAGAAGTATTGGTACGAAAAGACCGATGCACCAACTATCACTAGTAAAGCTGATTGTTTCGATATTGCCCCTGCTACAGTACCAAGTAAGGTGGTCGATTGGTTTGGTTTCATTGCAAGTGGAAATTCAGGCAGACCAGACGGACGCTACTACGATGCTATCTACGCAGATGGTCAGGGTGGTGTTGATGACCTACGGTTAAGTGCTTGGGGTATTACTCGTGAAGAAGCTCTAGGTGAGAAGGATGCTCGCTTTAAGAATGGTGAAGAGCGTGGCTTGCAGAAGTTAGAATTTACTACCGTACAGCTACAACCCGCTACAAGTTTTAATGCTGCTTCAACAATATGGCAGACACCAGACACCACAGGTATATCACTTGGTGATACAATATCTGTAGTAGATGCAGGGGCTATAGTAATTACTGCCGCGACAGTGACTAGTATATCTCCTGATACTTATGTTGGTTGGGATGTGTCTGATGGTACATACGTTAGAGATAGTGCTAAAAGTTACCACGCAGTTTTATCAGCACCTACCAACAACCAAGTCTCAGGAGAGTTCCTACAAACTGATGTCATAGGTGATCCTGCTAATATCCTTGCAACACCTGATCTTGCTAATGGTTGGTTAGGTAATTGGATTCCTGTGATTCCTGATGGGACTTCTCAAACCTACTCATTTACCAGAAAAACAGTAGGTACAGTGTACAACCCTGTATATACCGCAGACAATGGAGGTAGTTGGACAAGTGACCCTTCTTACCCTCCAACGTTCAATACAACCTTAAATGCGTATACTACCAGTCTTTCTACAGGAGTGGTCTTTATACAAGATTACACAGCCCACGCCTACCTGACCGAGGCTGCTGATAATGCAGTGGTTTACAAGGGTAATGAGGGTATTGGTGATGTATGGTTAGGTATGCCACAGCTACCACAACAAGGTAACATCTTATCTGAATCAACAATAGGTAAGGTTTTACAGGGAAGCACACAAACACCGTTGTATGAAAACCAAGCGTTAATTAGTTATAAAATCCAACCAGATACCGTGAAATTTCCAGCCGCAGTTGGTTGGTATCCTGAGCATGGAGCTACTAACTTACCTTCTCCCCCGTCAACCCAGCCAACGGCACTAAAAGCACTCTCAACCCTAACCGAGATCAACGGACAACTGTTCATTGATTACAAAGGTAAGGAGATGGTGTGGGATTTCTCGTTGGATAATGGTACTGAGTTTGAGAATCAGCCAGAAACTTACACAGGGTGGACTATTAACACTTGGTATCATGTGACAGATGGACGATTCCGAGGTTATTGGAAAAATATAAGTTCCGCCACTATAGGAGTACCTCTAAGTGATCCAAGGTGGTCGAAACATAATGATCTTATTCTATGGGAGAATGGAGTTCCTCATTTTATGGCATGGGACGGCAACGGATGGGGTGATGATAACCTTATTGATATTGTGGATGGTGTTACTTCTGGTACTGACCTTAATGGTAACACGATTACTAAGTTCAACCAACGTGGAGCTAAACCTCTAGGCTGGGTTAGAAACACTAAATAGGAGATTTATAAATGACACCTGAGGAAACCCCTGTACAGGAAACTTCCTTAGATACTCAACAGGAGTCCTTAGTGGCTCCTGAAGTAGTAACTGAAGCTACTGTCTTTGCTGTAATCAACAAGCACAAAGGTAAGAGATCTGAGCTAGTAGATACTTTCATTAGTAAGTTTATCACTTATCAAGAATACTTACAAAAGGTTAGTGACTTAGAGTACTTAGTAGCCTTCGACCAATACCTACTGTCTAAAGACAACTACGACTTAGCCCTAGCTGAGTATGAAGCTAAAGGGGATCCAGATGCTATACTTCCTACTGAACCAACTGAACCTGTAGAAGAAAAGATCTATGTCCCTGAATCAGTAGAAGCTTGGAAGAAGATTAACTACTCTAAGCTAAGAGCTGCTGCTTATCCTTCTAAAGAAGAACAACTGGATATGCAATACCATGATCAGGTAGAAGGTACTACCACTTGGGTTGACACTATCCAGTCAATTAAAACTAACTATCCTAAATAGGTAACCAATATGAACTTTCTAACTTTACTAAAGATGCCTGTAGTCCGTGGTTTACTAATCAATGTTACTGTTAAAGTACTTAAAGAATTAGCTAAGCTTACTGAGACCAAGATTGATGATAAGATTGTGAAGGAAGTAGAGACTGCTTCTAAAGTTTTCTTAGGCTAAGGAGTAACCTATGCCATTAGAGTCAGGTACATACATTGATGATCTGGTAGCAACTAACCCTACTGGAACTGATACTCGTAGGCAAGGGGATGATCATATACGTCTGATTAAGAAGACATTGCTCAACTCCTTCCCTAACATTGATGGAGCAGTGACAGCTACTCCTGCTCAACTTAACTTAACAACTGATCCTACTAACTTCATACCTACTGGACTTATCTCTATGTGGTCTGGGTTAGTAGCTAATATCCCAGATGGTTGGACATTGTGTGATGGCACTGCTGGTACTCCTGACCTAAGAGGTAAATTTATAGTAGCCGCTACAGGAGACACTGGTGGTAGTTATAACGTCAACACTACTGGGGGTAGTGCTGATATCCCTCACCCTACTGTTACTGAGTCTCACACACTCACAGTAAACCAGATGCCTAATCACCAACACCAAGGTGGTTCTTGTAATGCTTATGCTACTAAGTATGGGACTTCTACTGCTGGCCCTACTGCTAACCGTATTGTAGGTAGTGGCCTTGTATCATCTGATGATTCACCACTGACTAGTTATGTAGGTGGAGGACAAGGGCACAGTCACAACATTACCTTCGATGGTAGTGGTGATAACATCCCTCCTTACTATGCTATTGCTTACATTATGAAAACTTAAGGAGCTACTTATGGCTTATCTGAATATGCCTATCTCAGTATCAGGTGGGCTAGTAGCTGATCTCCCTGCTGTGGATCTTGAGAATAATCAGTTCTCCACTATCCATAACTTAAGGTTGAAGTCAGGGAGACTTACTCCTGTACAAGGACACTCTAGAGTCTTTGACCCACCTCCTGTTAACCCTGAACATGTAAGAGGTCTTATCCAGAATGATACCCCTGAGATCTATGTAGCAGGAAGTGGTAAACTTTATAAGAACTCTAATGGATTATGGGAGGATGTTACTCGTACATCAGGTGGTAACTATGCTGTAGATGCTGGATGGAGTAGCACTGCTCTTAACAGTTGCTTATACTTTAACAACGAGTCAGACAGGTTACAAGTCAAAGAAGTAGCTGATGCTGACTTTAAAGACTCTGTTAACTTACCAGCTAACTTCAAAGCTAAAACTTTCAGGGGTTTCAAGAACTACTTGTTTGCCCTTAACATCGAGGAGTCTGGTCAATCCTTACCCCTTAGTTTAAGGTGGAGTGATCCGGCTGATGTAGGTGTAGAACCTCCTAGTTGGGATGTTACTGATCCTACTACTCAAGCTGGTCAACTAGCATTGGCTGATACAGATGGGGAGCTCGTAGATGCTTCTCAGCTTAGAGATCAATTGATTATCTACAAGACTGATTCTGTCTACTCTTGTCAATTCATTGGGGGGATCTATGTCTTTTCTTTTGCTAAGATCTTTGAAGATAGAGGAATGTTATCCAGAGAGTGTGTTAGCCAGTTTGAAGGTAAACACTTTGTAGTAGACTTTGATGACATCTACATTCATGATGGTATCCAAGATTCTTCTATTGCTGATAAGAAAGTTAAGGATCTATTCTTCCGTAGTTTAAACCAAGACTTCTATCAGAATGTGTTCACTGTAAGTAACCCAGAAGAGAAGGAGATATGGATCTGCTACCCTGATGACAACAGTGTTAATGGTTCATGTAACACTGCTCTTGTCTGGAACTGGGTATACAACACATGGAGTACCAGAGACTTACCTAATCTGGCACACGCTACTACAGCTATTGTAGATCCTAAGGAAGATGAAGTATGGAACACTGGTAGGAATGTATCATGGGATCTAGGATCATTACACTGGGATGCTAATGCTTACTCTCCTGCTAACTCATCTATTGTGATGGCTAGTAAGGAAGACACTGCTGTCTATCAAGTAGACAACTCTTCTTTGTTTGATGGACAAACCTATGAGTGGGTACTAGAGAAACTCTCTGCTTCCTTAGGAGATTTGACCAAGGTTAAGTACTTGAACAGTATGACACCTAACATTGCAGGTGAAGGAACTATCTCTGTAAGGGTAGGCAGTCAGTATAACTCTGGTGATGGTGTAAGCTGGAAGACTCCTACTACGTACTCTGTTGGTAAGTTCAGACATTACCTAAGGGGGCAGGGACGATACATTAGCTTCAGGCTTAGTGGTAACTCAGGTACAGCCTTACCACTGATTGAGAGTTTCACTATTCAGTATACAACTGAGGGAGGTAAGTGATGGCAGTACAATCTAGTTCTACTCGATATGTAGCTTCTGTACCTCCTAATCGTGAGCAGATAACTCCTGAGATTAGTCCTTACATTCGCTGGATGTATGAGGAGTTTCAGAGAGTATCTCAAGCTATTAGTTCACTGGAACATCAGTATCCTCCTCTTACTGAAGCACCTGAAAGAGTTACTGTAGGATTAGTAGCTTATGCTGATGGTGTAGGTTGGAACCCTACAGGAGGAGGAGAAGGTTTATATGTATACAAATCCACTGGTTGGACTAAAATAGTTTAATCTTACTGTTGACTTTCTTCTTAAAATATGCTAAACTCAAATACTCTTAAGGAGTAGCATTAAGATTAACTTAAGAAGTTAAGATAAGAAGTCTTCTACTTTCTTACTCTACTTCTTAAAACTAACTTAAACACTACTTCTTAGGGGTAACGACAATGATTAGACATATACCCACTTCTACTATAGCTGATGAAGCTCCCTCCTTACTTGCCTCCTTACACCAGTTCTGGGATACTACAATTAACTTTGAGACAGTAGAGAATCTATACCGTAGACTTATGGAAGACAAAGTACAGCTATGGTTATGGACTGGATCAGAAGGTAAGCTACTCTTTGTAACCGAAGTAATAACTACTGCTACAGCTAGACTACTACAGGTTACACATACAGCAGGATTTAAGAATGACAATACTCCTTGGGATCTTAAGACACTAGCAACAGTAATAGATACTGTGTTCAGTGAAGTAGAAGATCTAGCTAAGGATTTAAACTTTGATGCACTAGCTATCTTAGCTAGACCAGCTCATGCTAGGTTGGCTAAAGGTTATGAGGTGCAACATACTAAACTAATTAAGAGGTTATAGCTATGTCAGATGGCGGAGGTCAGTCTAACGAATCATGGACACCAGCCCAATCCCAAGAGTGGGGTAACTATCGAGACCTACTTACTAGACAAATAGGTACAGATGGTGGACTGGTTGATCCAAACTTTGCAGGAGGTCAGGAGACTTATGCAGGTTGGAGTCCACAACAAGAACAATTGTTTAACAGGTTAACAGGGGAAGGTGGAGCACTAGAGTCTGCTATTGGTGGACTAGAATCTACACTAGCTCCTTATGATCCTAACAACCCACAACTACAATCAGTTATTGATGCTGCTTCTGGTGATATTACTCGTAACTTACAAGAGAATATCCTAACTAGTATTGGTGATGCAGCAGGACAAGCTGGTCAATTTGGGAGTACTCGACATGGTATTGCAGAAGGTGTTGCTATGCGTGGAGCTACTGAGGATATCAGTGACCTTGCTTCTCAGCTTAGGTTTCAGGATTATGGAAACTGGCAAGCTAACCAGCAGGGTGCTATTGCTAACCTTGGTAATCTTACTTCTGGTCTAGAGTATGCTGCTGGTGGTAGTCAGAGAGAACAACAAGCAGTACTTGATGATCTATTCAACCGTTGGCAGTATGAATCTTCTGCTGACTTACAAGAGCTTACAGCTATCCGTGATCTACTTAATGTTGATATGGGTGGTTGGGGTGTTACCTCTCAGCAAGGAGGTAAGTAATGTCTTATTACAATACGTCTGTTGCAGGTAGCTCTACTTCTCCTGTTCGCAATAGACTTAAGCAACTTACTCAGAAGAACTTAGGTAATATCCAACAAGAAGCTAATGCTATGAAAGCAGAAGTAGGTGGATTCCTAGGTAAAGTCCCTACTGCTGTTATGCAAGAAGCAGGTAGAGGTAGTGGTAGTATCCTTTATGACTGGGGTGGTAGTAATGCTGCTGCTCCCACAGTAGATACTATGACTTCTCCTTTCACAGGTGAGATGGTAAGTACTGGTAATCCTTTTGGTAACACTGCTGCTTCTATCTTCTCTGATACATCCACTGCTGTAGGTTCAGAAGCTATGGCTCAAGGTGGACAAGCAGTAGCTGAGGCTGGTACTGAAGCTGCTGTAGATAGTGCTAGTGGGTTAGGAGCTGGTGCTGCTGGATTAGCTGGTACAGGTGCTAGACTTGCTGGTAAAGAAGGGTTAGAGGCACTAGGTGTAGATGCTAAGACTGCTGGTATAGCCTCTGAGCTAGCAGGTGCAGGTACAGCAGCCGCGGTAGGTGGGCCTATCGGGTTAGGCATGTATGCTGGTGGTCGCCTACTAACCAGTGGTATTTTCTAAGGAGTAGATAATGGCACAAGAGAAAATCTTTCAGAATGCTCAAGGTATCTTTGGGCTAGACATGATGGCAGATAGAGTAGGAGACTTAGCGTCAGAGGCTCAGCTAGAAGATAGTTGGATCAACGCTAGTTCTCCTTCTTCTATATCTACTATGGCCCCTGAACCTATCCCTATGGGGGAGATGCCTAGTCCTACTATCATAGACACTCCTATGGGTTTCGACCAAGTTACTAACCGAGTAGGTAACATTGGTAGTGCTCCTGTACCTATGGGCTTTGATCAGGTAGCAGATAGGATTGGTAACATTGATCAACCTATCCAAGCTGATACAGGTTACCTCCCTACCCCTAGTGGTGAGATGGTACTAGTAGATCCAGTACAAGCTAACGAAGCTATTATGAGTGGACAGGAGAACTTAACTGGCCAAGGCATTGGCCTTACTCCTATCCCTGAACTACAGCAACAAGCAGACACACAGCTACAACAAGCTCAGGATTACCAAGCTTTACAAGTAGGTAAGAGAGCAGAACAGTCAGCTAAGCAGATCATTGAGACTGGTACACCAGAAGATGACTTAGGGTTAATGGACTTAGTTAACCAAGCAGGCAACATGTTAATGGGTGCTGCTAAGTTTACTGCTGACACTTGGTCTGGTCTATCTCCTTCTACTAAAGCTGCCTTAATTGGTACTGCTGCTACTGCATGGGCTAAGAGTAAAGGCTACTCTAATACTGCTGGGGATATTGCTAGAGGTACTCTAGGTCTATACCAAGGTATGTATGGTATGGAACAGCAAGCAGAGGAGAACGCTAAGGATAGAGCTGCTGGTCTAGCTGCTACTACCATACGAGCTAACCAACAAGCCCAGCAACCACAACTTAAACCTAGTGATGTAGCCAAGATCGTAGATCAGTCTACTCCTAGTCCTTCTGCTTTAGAGAACTTGTCTCAAGACTCTACATTACGAGAAGCCTTAGGTGATGCCTTAGGTAACTGGGTAATGGATGCTAGTCCTGAGGAAGTACTTAAAGCTTTAAATGAACAAGTAACCCCTTATAAGAACTACGTGAGGAATGCTGCTAGTCAAGGGCAACAACCTATGTCCTTCCAGCAATTCCTAGGTCAATCTCAGGAGTAATGAATGGCTAACCCTTTTGCAAACACTAATAGTGCTAACCCTTTTGCTGGTATGCAAGGGGGTAACCCTTTCGCTCCTAGAGCCGTAGACCCTAATACTTTTAGTTCAGGTGTAGGTAGAGGAGTAGAACAATTCCAATCTAACCTTTACTCTGCTGCTGAAGCTATTGGTGAAGCTACTGACTGGGAAGGTCTAGCTGAATGGGGTAAAGAAGGTAGGATTACTAATCTAGAAGAGGCAGCTAAGTACGGTGCTCCTATTGAGTTTAAGGATGCTGAAGCTTTAGGAGACTATGTGTCATGGGCTACCACTAGTGCTGGTAGTCTATTAGCTGACACTGCTGCTTATCTTACTGCTGCTGGTACAGGCTTCTTAGTAGGTGGCCCAGTAGGTGCAGGAGTGGGTGTAGCTGCTGTGTCTGCCCCTCTTAACGTAGGTGCTGTACAATCCAGAATCAAGGAAGTAGGTGGTGAGGAAGCTACACTAGGAGCTGGTGGAGCAGCATTAGCTGGTGGTCTTACTGCTTTGGATACAGTTGGTATCTCTAAACTAGCTTCTCCTTTCTTCAAAGAAACTGTTAAGAAGATGGTTGAGAAGGAGGGAGCAGATAAGGTACAAGCTGAGTTAGAGAAAGGTCTAGTCAGTAGTGGTGTATCAGCATCAGTAGCACAGGAAGCTGCTAAAGCTACAGTGTTAAGCTCAGGTATGGCTACTACTTCTACTGCTTTACTAGAGGCTGGTGCTCACTCTGTTGCTGATGTAGACATTGACTATGATGACTTCTACAATCGTATGAAAGAGTCTGCTGCTTTAGGTGTACTAGGTGGTGCTCCTCTAGGTTCAGTGTCAGGTTACATCAAGCATAAGAATCTTAAGAATGTAGTAATGCCAGAAGCTCCACAATCTTTCCAGAAGGAGAGAAGCTTAGGGGTGTTAGGTGGACTTCATGACTGGTT